TAGCAACTACACGGATAGAAAGTTAATTGTTAAGACCACTGGAATATCTACAGTCACATCATCTGTTAAGTTCAATGATCATGGATTTGAACATGGTGAAGTTATCAATTATAGAACTTCCTCTGGTGTAGGAACAATCACAGGATTGAATGAAACTGATCAGTATAAAGTTATTAAGTTAGACAATAACTCATTTAGATTAGCAAATGCTGGAGTTGGTGGAACTAACACTTATGATTTCGATCGTGGAGATTATGTAAAGTTTGAAACAGTTGGCAGTGGTAATCAAGAGTTCTCATATCCTCCTGTACAGTTAACTGTAACTGCCGTATATTCGCCTACAACGTTGAGTAGAAGTGGTGACCTTGTTGTCACCCCAATCGTCAGAGGATCTCTTGTAGATGCGTATTTGTATGAAACTGGAACTAACTATGGATCCGAGATCGTAAACTTCGAAAAGAAACCAACCATTTCCATTAAGAATGGAAAACGAGCAGAATTAAAGGCAATCGTATCAGGCGGTAAAATCTTATCTGTTGATGTCCGTGATTCTGGAACAGAATATTTCTCTCCACCCGATTTGGAAGTTGTTGGTTTAGGAACTGGTGTAGGAGCACGTTTACGTCCTATTGTATCAAATGGTCAGATTACTGAAGTTAAAGTAGTTAATGCAGGAATCGGATATAGTGAGTCACCATCAATTAAAATTACACCTGCAGGTAGAGGAACTATTTTAGAACCTTCGGTTAGATCACTTAGAGTTAATAACTTTGAGAGATTTGGTGATGAGTTCCTTCTCACAGAATCTATTGGAAACTTAAAGTATTCCGTCGTTGGATATTCAACTGCTGTTGGATTCAGTCAATTTAATGATACTGGAACAACTCACTCACCAATTATTGGGTGGGCATTTGATGGAAATCCCATTTATGGTCCTTATGCATTCAGCGATCCTTCTGACAGTAACTCTAGTGTTAGAATGGTTGTAACTGGATACGAAGCACAAACCTCACAAGTTGCTAATAGACCTTCATCATTCTCCTCAGGTTTCTTTGTTGAAGACTATCAATACACGGGAAGGGGAGATCTTGATCAGCACAATGGTAGATTCTGTAAGACACCCGAATATCCAGATGGTGTCTATGCTTACTTTGTTGGCGTTAATACTGGATCACAAGGAAATCTTGAACCTGAGTTCCCATATTTTGTAGGTAATACTTATAGATCTACACCCGAACCAGACAACTTCCTAATCACTCAGGATAACTTTGATTTCAATAGTTCCAATATAATTAGAAATACTTTACCATATAAAGTTTCTGATGCAACTGCTGATAATGACTTTATCATTGAATCCAATGAACTTACAAAGCAAGTATCAGTCGTAGAATCTGTTACCAGAGGAACTATTGATGATTTCCAAGTCGTAGAATCTGGAAGTGGATATAAAGTTGGTGATAGTTTAGTATTTGATAACACAAATACTTCAGGTGGTGGTGCCGCAGCAATTGTCAGAACCATCACTGGTAAAACAGTTTCGAGTGTTAACACAACTGTTGAAACAGATACTGGTGTAGTTTTTGTTAGAAATAGTGATAAAGAAGTCGCAGGTTATATCGGCACATCTCATAATTTTGTTAATAATGATAACATTGTAATCTCTGGTCTTTCTTCATCAATTTTTGGACTTACAAAATCACACAAAATTGGTGTTTCTTCAGAGCAAGTAGTTCTTTACAATCAGATTGCAGCTAATGCAACTTCTGGTATTGTAACTGACATTTATGTTTCATCCGTTCCATCTTCTGTTTCTGTTGGAAGTAGCATTGGAATCGGAACTGAAAGGTTTAAAGTTCTTGATGTCTTGGGTGAAAGAGGTATTTTAAGAGTTAAGAGAGGTGTTGCTGGTGCAGCACACACGATTTCAACTCCCGTATTCACTGTTCCTCAGTTCTTTACTGTTCCAGTAAAAACAAAATTCTTTGATTCTAAAGTAAATGATGTAAGATTCTTCAATCCAACAGAAGCAGTTGGTGTTGGAACAATCGTTGGTATTTCTTCACTGAATACAATTACTGTTGGCGAACTCTCTGATACAGTATCTGTTCCTGCGAAGAACATATATCTTCCCGGACATAACTTTAAAACAAATCAAAAAGTTCTTTTTACAAAACCATCGGCAGCAAATGCAATCTCTGTTGGTTTAGGAACTACAGCATGGGTTGGTGGTTCAGCTTTGAGTTTACCTGCTTCTGGAGATACACAAGAAGTCTTCATTGTTGCTAAATCAAAAGACTATATTGGCATTGCACTGACCGCAAATACTGATCCAATCTTCTTTGTTAATAATGGAAGTGATAATTTTGAATATAAATTAGAATCCAGATTTGCTCAGATCACTGGTAAGGCACAGAAGATTATATCACATGTCGCAGTTTCTACTGCACATGGTCTTTCGAATGGAGATAAAGTCACTTTTAGTTTAGATTCTAACAAGTCAATTGGTGTTGGTAACTCTACACAGGTTGTTGTTAGATATAACTCTGAAAAAGATAAGGTCTTAATCAATCCAATCGGATTTAATTCAACTTCAGTCAGCACTGATGCAAATACAATTTCTCTTGCAGATCACGGTTTAGTTACTGGCGATAAAGTATTCTATGAATCAAATGAGGTAATTGCTGGACTCTCTACCGGATCGTTCTTTGTATATCGTGTTGATGATGATACTATTCAACTGACTGAGACATTAATCGATGCAAGACAAAATATTCCAGTTACCGTAAGTCTTGGATCTACTGGTGGTTCGGATCAAAAACTTTCAAGAATCAATCCTGAACTTAAAATTGTCCGTGATAATGATCTTGTATTTAATGTTTCCGATAGCACTTTAAATGGATATGAGTTCAAATTATACTTTGATGAAAACTTCAATAATGATTTTGTTTCAACTGGAACTACGAGCACCTTTGTTACCGTTGGTATGGGAACAGTTGGTGTTGGAACAACATCCGTATTCAGACTGAACTATTCTGAGCATAATCCAGAGTCATTATTCTACACCATAGAAAAGTCCGGATTTATTAGCACATCTGATGTAGATGTTGTTAATAGATCCAGAGTAACCTATGTTGATAGCACATATGATGGAACATTTGATGTATTTGGCGTTGGAACTACAAGTTTCAATGTATCATTGAGAGGTGTACCAGAATCACTTTCTTACACAACAACTAATACTTCCACATTAAAATATACTACAAATTCAACTACTGCTGATGGTGGAGTAGAAAAACTTACGATCACGTCTCCTGGACTTGGTTATAAGCAAATACCTGGAATTACTAGTGTTACTTCTGCAAATGGCGTTAATGCCAAGATATTAGCAAAATCTAAGACCATCAACCAAATTGATGATGTTAGAATTTTAGATCCAGGATTTGAGTATCCTTCAGATAAGACTCTCAGACCTGAAGCACAAATATCACCTACAATTACTACAATTGACTCCGATGTAATCAAGTCTATTGAAGTTCTTAGTGGTGGTAGAAATTACAGCACAAAACCTGATGTTGTAGTTGTTAATCCAGAAACTGGATTATTGACAGATCAAGGTGTGCTTGAAGTGGAACTCATAGGAACTTCAATTGATTCCGTAAAAGTTGAAGCATCTCCAAAAGGACTATCTGCAATTGAGCAAAATATCAGAACAATAAACAATAGTAATGGAATTGCTATTAGTTCTATCGTTGGTATGTCAACTATCAATACTACCGGTATTGTAACTTGCACATTGGTAACTCCAATATCAGGATTCACAACTTCCGTATTTGAAGTTGGAGAAAAAATATTTGTTGAAGGTATTGAAAGAATTGATAATTTAGGAACTGGATATAACTCTCCAGATAATGGATTTGAATTCTACACTGTCAGTAGTTATGCTAATTCAAACCCAGCTGTAGTTGAATTTAATCTCACCGGAATATCAACTAATCCTGGTGTTGCAAAGACCTCACAAAATTCTTATGCATCCATAGTCAAATTTGCCGACTATCCACAATTTAAGACAATTCAAGGATCTTCTGAATTCAAAATTGGAGAAAGACTTGCAGTTCTTGTCAATAACAACTACATCTTAACTGATCTTGTAGTCACTGTTAGCGATGATGAGTTTATTAAGGTTCAAGGTCTGTATGATATTTTTGTTGGCGATAAGATTAAGGGCGAAATTAGTGGAACCATAGCAACACTCAATACAATAACTGCAAATACTGGAAGATTTGATATTGACTTCTCTCTGAAGACTAATAGAGGATGGAGTGATTCTGTTGGAAAATTAGATGTTGACCACCAGGTTCTTCCTGATAATGATTATTATCAAAATCTCTCTTACACTATTCAAAGTCCAGTAACATTTGATAATCTGGTTGACCCTGTAAACAGATTACTTCATACCAGTGGTCTTAAGAACTTTGCTGACACTGGAATAACTTCAACTGCTAAGTCTGGTATCTCTACAGCATCTGTGATGATATTGGCGAGAGATCTTATCACTGATAAGAGAGTTGATACAATTAACAATTTTGATCTTGCTGTTGATACAGATACTGCTGCCAATAACACTAAATCTAAGTTTATAAGATTTAAGAATAAGAAACTTGCTAGTTATATTGAGTGTAGAACTAATAGAGTTCTTCAGATTGACGACATTAGTAATGAGTTCTCAAATAATAATGCGACTCTTAACGGTACTGTTTCGGTTCCTGTAAGTGAAGATTTTGCCAGATTCTTTGTTCAGTCTAGAAATCCAGCAAACAATGAAATTCAGGTAAATGAGGTAATCGTATTCAAAGATTCCACAGATACATTTACATTTGAGAAATTTAATCTTAATACTTCAGCGGCAAAAATTGTAGATATCTCTGCATCTACAGATACCAATAACAATACATCATTGGTCTTCACACCAACTGATATATTTAATGATGATTTAGATATCAAGGTTTATAAAAATTCCTTCAATACTGATTTGGTTGGAATTAATACAAATACAATTGGTTTTGTTAATCTTGTTGGTGCAAATGCAGTAGTTTCTTCTGGAACAACTGTAAGCATTGTTTCTAGTTCTTCTAATAAAACCGATGCATTCTATGCTGCATTAGAAGTTACAGATACGGTAACCGATGAAAAGAACTATGTTGATGTTTATGTAACTCATGATGGAACGGATTCATACTTTACAGATGCATATGTTGATAGTGCAGTCCATCCCAACTTCTCATCAAACTTCATTGGAACAATCACTTCTAATTTGAATTCTGGTGTACTTTCCCTGAATTTTGAAAATGATACCAACAATTCAGTTCTGGTAAGATCTAGAACAGTTGGATTCGGAACAACTGCTGCTGGTATTGGAACTCATAGATTTAAGGATGCTGATCAAGTTGCTGGATCAGAAAGATCACTTCTTTTAGAGGCAGATTTTAGTAATGTAAGTTCTGCTTCTACTATTGTTGGATTCTCTTCTGAAACTGTCAGCACAATCAATAGTTTTGTTAGAGTGTCTGCTGGTGATACCAGTTCTCTTCATAGAGTAGTTGTCACTCATGATGATACATCTACACACATTACACAATTCCCATATCTATCGATTGGAAGCACCTCCGGAATAGGAACCTTTACATCTGAATATCATAATTCTAACTTGAATTTGGTATTCAATCCCGATTCAAACTTCTCAGGAAATATTCAAGTACAAGCATACAGTGAAGTTCTTTACAAAGATATTGATCTCTTCAATGTTCCTCCTAATTTACAATATGGAACGGTTAAGGAGTCTGTAGAAGTTGCACAATACAATGCAATTAATGGTAACAGATCAAATAAAACTGCATTTGATTTGAAGCACGATGGAGTTCCCATTTTTGCAAAAACATTTGCACCAACCAATACTACAGCACTAAATGCAGCGACTGGAGTGTTCACTATCACTGATCACTTCTTCAAGACTGGTGAAAAGTTAAAGTATACTCCTGAAAGTACTTTTGTTGGTGTTGCAGCTACTGCAATGACAACTGCCCATAATACAAATCTACCAACAGACGTATTTGCAATTCGTTTGACGAAGGATACCTTCAAGTTGGCAACTTCAGCATCAAATGCTAACGCAGGAACTGCTGTGACGTTTGCATCACTTGGAGCAGGTAACGCCCATAAGTTGGAAATGGATAAGAAACTCGAAAAGAGTGTTGTCGTTCTTGATGGTTTAATTCAATCTCCTTTAGCATTTACACCTCTTACTCTCACAGTTTCTAATAATGTTGGTGGACAAATATCTTCTACAGCATCAGTATTCAGTGTTTCTGGTATTTCTTCTATTCAACCCACAGACGTTCTGAAGATTGGAGATGAATTCTTACATGTAACTAATGTTGGTTTGGGGACGACTTCTGTAGGACCTATTTCTGGATCGGGTTCAATTAATCTGATTCAAACAAAGAGAGCATTTGTTGGAACTTCTGCAACATCTTATGCTGACGGAACTACAATTAGAAAGTTTGCTGGTTCATTTAACATTGTTGGAAGTAAAATTCACTTCACAGACGCACCTAGAGGTACAAATAATACAACTAAGAATATTTCAAATAGAGATTTCCCAAGATCCGATTTTAGTGGAAGAGTTTATCTCCGCAACGATTATTCTGATAACAGAATATTTGATGATATTTCAGATCAATTTACTGGAATCGGAACAAACTTTAATGTAAGTGTTGCTGGTGTTAACACCACTGGAATTGATACTGGAAGTTCAATTGTTCTTATTAATGGTATTTTCCAAAAACCAACCACTGCTAATAATGCTGACAATAATTATGAATTTGCAGAAAGTGGTGGTGCAACAGATATTGTCTTTACTGGAATTACATCCACTGACGGAACTAAGATTGTTAGCACAACAGATGCAAACTTAAATCAACTCCCAAGAGGTGGTATGACAGTTTCCTTCGGTTCTACCGGAGGTTTAGGTATTGCACCTTTGGTTGGTGCTGCAATTACAGCAACACTTAATGGTTCTGGTGCAATTACAGGCATAACCACTGCAATTCCTACGGGATCCTTTGGTTCTGGTTATAGAGGTTCTGTTTCAATCGGAATTACTGATTCTGCTCATACCGGAACTGCCGCTAATGTCACTGCCACTGTCGGTGCCGGTGGAACATTATCCTTTAATGTTGTTGCTGGTGGATCTGGTTATGTAAATCCAATATTTGAAATACCCGAACCATCTTATACAAATCTTGAGGTTGTTGGTGTTTCTAGACTTGGTATTGGTGCAACTACAGATACTGGTAATGGACTTCTCGTCAGTGTTGATGTTGGTGCAAGTTCCACAACTGGAATTGGTTCCACATTATTTACAGTAACCTCATTCAAGATTGATAGACCTGGATTTGGTTTTAAAGTTGGTGATGTTATTAAACCCGTTGGTCTTGTAACTGATAGAAGTGTTCCAAATCTGGTTGATGATTTTGAATTAACAATCACTGATGTATTTACTGATAAGTTTGCTTCTTGGGATTTTGGTGAGTTTGATTACATCGATCCAATCACCAACCTTCAAAATGGCACTAGAACTAGATTCCCATTGAGATTAAATGGAAATCTGCTGAGTTTTGAAATTGATAGAAACAATGCAGATTCATCTTTAATTGATATGCAATCATTACTCCTTATCTTTATCAATGGAGTAATTCAAGTTCCTGGTGAGGCATATACATTTGATGGTGGCGCAACATTTGCCTTTACCACTGCACCAGATCCTGAAGATGAGGTTTCCATCTTCTTCTATAAAGGAACAACTGGAACAGATAGTGTGGTTGTTGATGTAACACCATCTGTAAAATCTGGAGATGATGTTCGATTGATGAATAATAGCAGAGTATCCTCAACTCTGGCACAGGAGAAGAGAGTAATTGCTGGTATTACTACTTCTGACACTTTTGAAACTGATATCTACACTCTTCAGGGAATTGATGATATAAACTTCAGACCTTTAAATTGGACTAAGCAGAAGATTGATAAAAAAATTGCTGGTGAGATTGTATCTAAATCTAGAGATTCTATTGAATCTCTTGTTTTCCCAACTGCCAGAATTATTGCTGATGTTTCAACGACTGATAATGAAATATTTGTTGATGATGCATCATTCTTCAATTATGAGGAAGATAACTCTAGTGTTGTAATCAACAGTGTTGGTGCTCTTATTATAGATAGAACAGAACCTACAAGCGCAACGTTTACTGCTGTAGTTTCTGCTGCTGGAACGGTTTCTTCCGTTACTGTTAATTCTGGTGGAACCGGGTATGTTGGATCAACAACTTCCCTTTCTATCAGTCAACCCACTGCTTATACTGGGGTTGGATTGACTGTTGGTGTAGGAACCACTGCAAGAGCATTAGCCACTGCAACCATTTCTAATGGGTCAATCACATCCGTGACAGTTACACAACCTGGATTTGGTTATACAACAACTAACGTTCCTCTTGTTATTGCACCTTTCCCCGAACCAATTGAAGAGTCCTTAACAAATATAAACGGTGTTCAAGGATTCTCTGGAATTGTCACTGGTATTACAACCACAACAATTGGTGTAAGCACGCTTGGAATGAGAATTGGACTTGAAAAAGCAAGTGGAAACTTTAACGATCTTGTTGTTGGTCATCCAATTTACGTTTATGATACAACTATCGGCACAGGTGTTACTTCACTCAACTTAAGTGGAAATGACAATGATGCTGTTGGAATCGGGTCTACATTTATTGATAATGTCTATATGATTAAGTCCATCACAAGAAATGGGCATAAAGCAGAAATCGTTGCAAACATTCACTCCGCGACAACTAATATTGGAATCGGAACAACCGGAAATAATATTGGTAAGTTCTCTTGGGGTAGATTGTTTAATTCCGGAGGATTGACCAGAAATAACCCAATTTCGATTGGAGTTACCGGAAATCATATTTCTGGACTGAGCACATTCCCAACAATTCAAAGAAGGGGATTTGGAATTAGAAACACTGGTGCGCTCAGAAAACAATTAGAATAATTCTAACCACTATAAATATAGAAAAAAGCTAGTAATATGGCTGCCATTGTAACAGATCAATTTAGAATTCTTAACGCGACTAATTTTGTTGACACGATTAGTGATTCGACGAATTCTTATTATGTTTCTTTAAGTCTGCCTAATCCGACCAATGTTGGATTTGGTAGAACTTCTAATTGGGATACAAACACTCCCAATCCAGTTGATAATGTCAACAACATTAATCACATCGGTGATACTACAATTTTTGGTAAGCGTGTAACTGGCGTTAATGTTAGAAGATTGATTAGGAGAGTCAACTGGACTCAAGGTACACGATATGAAATGTATCGTCATGATTATAGCATCAATTCCCCTTCTCCAGTGACACAATCTTCCAGATTGTATGACTCAAATTACTATGTAATGAATAGTAATTTCAATGTATACATTTGCATTGATAATGCATCTTCTGGAATTAACACAACTGGAAATGCATCTCAGGATGAACCAACTTTTACCGACTTGGAACCATCTAAGGCAGGAGAAAGTGGTGATGGATACATCTGGAAATATCTGTTTACGGTATCACCCAGTGATATCATCAAATTTGACTCCACTGACTATATTGCTGTTCCAAATGATTGGGCAACAACAACCGATGCCTTGATTCAATCGGTTAGAGAGAATGGTGATTCTGAAGTTAATAATAACCAAATTAAAAAAGTATACATTGACCAACAAGGTGCCGGATATGCTGGCGGTTTAGGTCAAGAATTTAGCATACTTGGTGATGGAAGTGGAGGAAAAGTTGTTGTTGATGTTGTAAGTGGAAAAATCACGAATGCTGTTGTATCTTCCGGTGGAAAAGGATACACATACGGCATTGTTGATTTGGGATCCATCAATCAAAACATTTCTACTCCAGCAAAACTGATTCCAATCATTCCTCCCGCAAAAGGTCATGGAAATGATCTTTATTCCGAGTTGGGAACTGATAGGGTACTAGTTTACGCTAGATTTGATGATTCTACAAAAGATTTTCCAATTGATACAAAATTTGCACAGATTGACTTAGTTAAGAATCCAACTTCTATTGGATCTACATCAATATTCTTGGGTAGTCAATATTCTTCATTGAATTCATTCAAATTCTCTTCTACTACAGGAACACCTGCCATTGGTGAGAAAATATCACAAACGACAGGAAGTGGTGTAGCAGTTGGATATGTCGCATCATTTGATTCTGAAACAAAAGTGATGAAGTATTTCCAAGATAGATCACTTTACTTCAATCAAACAACTGCAGACCAAACAGATTATATTGGAATTTCTACATCCGGCAGAGTCTTGGCATTTGAATCATCTGCAAGTCAGGTTTCCGCACCTAGTGGATTTACTGGATCAATTGATACAAACTTCAGTGCTGGGATTACAACTGTAAATAACAAGAGTATTAGTCTCGGTGTTGAGTTTACAAACGGACTTGCCACTCCTGAGATAAATAAAGGGTCAGGCGAAGTTATCTATGTAGACAATAGAGCTACTATAACTAGGAACTCTAGACAAAAAGAAGACGTTAAAATTATCCTGGAATTCTAAAAAATGCCTCAGAAGACTAATCTAAATATCAATCCTTATTATGATGATTTTGATAAGGAGAATAATTACTACAGGGTATTATTCCAACCCGGTAGACCTGTTCAGGCTAGAGAACTAACGACTCTTCAATCGATTCTACAAGATCAGATAGAATCTTTCGGTAGTCATATGTTCAAAGAGGGATCAATGGTGATTCCTGGAAACTTTGCATATGATTTTGAGTATTATTCAATTAAACTGGATTCTGTTCATTTGGGTGTTCCAGTAACACTTTATATTGATAATTTGAAGGGGAAGATATTAAGAGGACAAAACAGCGGTGTAAAGTTAAGAGTAGATAATTACGCATTACCTTCGAGTTCATCTGACATTACGGATGTAACTCTGTTTGTTAAATATATTGATTCTGGAGATAATAAAGAAATTTCATTCTTAGATGATGGTGAAAACCTTATTACTGAAGAATCTTTTGTATATGGAAATACTCCAATAAATGCTGGAGACACTGTTGTTAATTTGATTGATAGTGAAGCATCACACATTGGTTCTTCATTGTCCATCAATAATGGTGTATTTTTCATCAGAGGTTCTTTCGTTAACGTTAGTTCCGATAGAATTGTATTAGACCCATATTCTAATCAACCTTCTTATAGAGTTGGTTTAGATGTCAATGAGCAGATTGTAACTGCAAATGATGATGATTCTTTGTATGATAATGCAAGAGGATTTTCTAACTATGCTGCTCCTGGTGCTGATAGATTAAAAATTTCTACATTACTTACTAAAAAACCACTTAGTGATTACAACGATAAGAACTTCATTGAGTTAATTAGATTTGATAATGGTGAAGTTAGGAAGATTCAAAATAAGACTCAATATTCTTTAATTAAGAATTATTTTGCAAAGAGAACCTATGAGGAATCTGGAAACTATTCCATAGGTAATTTTAAGATTGAGGCAGCAAATTCTCTCAATGATGGTCTATCAAACGAAGGTCTTTTCTTATCGACAGAAGTTACGGATATTGGAAACACTCCTTCTGACGACTTGATGTGCCTTAAGGTTTCTCCTGGTAAGGCATATGTTAGGGGTTATGATGTAGAAGCAGCAAATACAACTATTATAGATGTTGCAAAACCCAGAGATAAAGAAAGCATTGATTCTGCATTAGTACCATTTACTCTTGGCAGTCTCGTAAAAGTTAATAGGGTATTTGGTACTCCCAAAATTGACATCAACACATCAACTAACATTGTTAGCCTTAGGCGAAATAGAAGAGATGCTTCTACAACTAATGCTGGCAGTGGTACAGAAGTTGGTAGAGCTAGAGCATATTCTTTCCAAGTAACAGATGCATCGTATTCTGGAGATGAAACTGAATGGGATTTGTACCTGTATGATATTCAAACTCATACCCAACTTTTAATTAATAGTGCAGTATCAAACACAGAACTTCCTACAACATGTTTCGTTGAAGGTTTAAGTAGTGGTGCTACTGGTTTTGCAGTTTCTTCTGGTGGAAATAGCACAACAATTACTTTAAGCGATACTTCCGGAACATTTATTGCTGGTGAAGAACTTAGATTTGGTACAGGAGTTACTAGATCAGTTAGAACAGTAACAGCGTTCTCCCTTGATGATGTCAAGTCCGTCTATCAAGATGCATCTGCATTAGGTCTTCAAACCGACTTTACTGCTGACGTTGTTCTAAAATCGACAGTAATTAAAGAATTAGGCATCGGAGATCAAGTTAATGTTAGTGGATCTAGTGTATTAACTTGTGCAGGCAAAACATTTGGATCATTAAAAATTGGCGATATAATTATTGTTAATTTAGCGACAGATGCAGCACCAAGATTTAATCGCATATCTGCCATTTCTACAGATTTAAAGTCAATAACATTGGGAGCAGTTCCAAGCGTAACTGGTGTTTGTGTTGGTACTGCATTAAATAATCATCAATCAACCGGATTTCATGTTGCAAGACCTGCAATTATTAATAATGAAGAGTCTGGTCTTTATGCAAGCATAGATCAAGAAAATATTTCTGATGTTTCTCTTGCTAATGCCGATCTGAGCATCAAGTCTCAGATGACATCATTATCCACTAACGCTGTTGGTACTATGACCGTACAGGTTGTGGATGTTGTCGGAGTTACTACGGCGTTCTTTGAACCTTTTGATGCAGAAAGATATTCTGTTCACTATTCTGATGGATCGATTGAAGATTTAACATCAGACCAGTTTACACTGTCTAATAATTCTACTACAGCAACTATCACTGGACTTACAGCGTCTCAATCTAACGTTGTTCTGAACGTTACTGCTAGAAAGAATTCAGTACAAAGCAAAGCAAAAGAATATTTAAGAAGTCAAAAAATTCAAATTGATAAGTGTGTTTCTGCAGCATCTACTGTAAATGGTCTCACTCAAAACAATCACTTTGGATTAAGAGTTGATGATGCTGTAATTTCATTGAACACTGCAGAAGTTGCAAATATCGTCGGTGTCTTTGAATCCGTAACCACATCTGCTCCTGTTTTGGATAGATTAACTTTTGTTAGTGGATTGAGTCTTGATACCAATTCTATTCTTGGAGAAAAGATTGTTGCATCTGGTAGTGGTGCTATCGCTCAAATTACCGATAGAGTATCTGCAACGGTTGTTGAAATTGCATATCTTACTCAAGATAGATTTATTATTGGAGAGTCTGTAACTTTTGAAGAATCAAATATTACAACTAACCTTCAAAATATTACGGAAGGTAGTTACTTAAATATTACGACCAACTATAAACTCAATAGAGGTGAAAAGGAACAATACTCTGATTATTCTAGGATTGAAAGAGTTGATCTGGATCAAGTACCTTCTAGAAGACTTACTGTAGTATTTGATAAGTTTGCAGTTCCTGCAGGAGATTCTGGAGACATCTTTACCGTAGAATCTTATGATGAAGAAAGATTTGGAAAAGATGTTCCCCTTTTGAGAGGTGGAACTTTAAGAACAACTGATACCTTAGACTTTAGACCTGTAGTATCTGATTTTACAGCAACAAATACCTCACCGTTTGCTTTTGCATCTAGAGATTTTAGTTCTACTTTAAATCCAGCACTGATTGTTGCTCCTGAAGAAAGTTCTGAAATTGGTTATAGTTTCTATCTTCCTAGAATCGATACGTTAGTATTGGAAACTATGAAGTTAGATGAGTTTAATACTACGGTTCCCATATTTAAACTGAACAAAGGTATTTCTTCGCTGACACCAGAGGCACCCGAAAATCCAGAAAGTGGTATGCTTTTAGCAACCATTTCTCTTCCTCCTTATCTGTACGATCCTAGTGATGCAGAGATCGTAGCAGTTGATAATAGAAGATTTACCATGAGAGACATTGGTAAATTGGAAGATAGAATTGAAAATCTTGAGACATTAACGTCACTTTCTTTACTTGAACTTGATACAAAAACTTTCCAAGTTCAAGATGCCGATGGTCTTTCCAGATTTAAGTCTGGATTCTTTGTTGACGACTTTAAGAATGTTAGTTTCTTAGATATTAGTAATCCCGAATGTAGATGTGATATTGACAGCACAAATCAAACATTGATTGCGGCATCGGATATCTATTCGATGAAGCCTGAGTTAGCATTAGAACCTTCAATTAACACAGATACTGCAGACTTTAGTGCTGATTTGCAACTGTTAGATTCAAACATCAGAAAAACTGGTGATCTTATAACCCTAAACTACACCGAAAAAGAATTCTTAAACCAACCTCTTGCATCTAGAGTATCAAACGTTAATCCATTCAATATTATCGTATTCAATGGTAGAGTACAATTGAATCCAAACTCTGATAACTGGACACGTAATGTTGTTCTTCCTGGAAGAGAAAGAACTGTTTTTGGTGATAGAGAAGACACATTTACTACAGAAGTTAGAGTAAGTAGTGAACCTGATACACACATTCGTTCTAGAAACGTAGGTTTTGATGCTAGTGGCATGAAACCTAATACAAGATTCTATCCTTTCTTTGACAGTGTTAGTGGTATTGATATTGTACCTAAGTTATTGGAAATCTCTATGACATCTGGAGTTTTCACAATTGCAGAAACTGTTGATGCATTTGATGGAAGTGATAGATTAATGTCTGCAAGAATATGTCAACCCAATCATAAAGGTGGAAATATCTCCACTCCAACTTCAACGTTTGGTGCAAATCCATATGACACCAATGTAAATCTTGCAACTACATATTCCGCATCTTCTACAGTCCTTAATATTGATATCAATTCTCTTGTAGAAGAGGCTCAAGGAAGATTCTCTGGTTATGTAAGAAATGGAATTACCCTTGTTGGTCGTACAAGTGGAGCAGTTGCTACGGTAGCAAATATTAGATTGGTTACTGATTCTGTAGGTGATGTATTTGGATCATTCTTCTTCAGAGATCCTCTGGCGTCTCCACCACCACCACTCAGATTTAGAAATGGAACAAGAACTTTTAGATTGACTAATAGCCCCACAAATGCTATACCTGTAACCGGAGACTCTGGTAGTAGTTCAACAGAGAACACTTATACTACTAGTGGAGTTATTGACACTGTTCGTCAATCTACGGTCGTGGTTAGAAGACCACCCCCACCACCACGACCTATTATTAATTTCATTACTAATATTACACAAAATATTACTAATGTCACCAATGTGATTAGACCCCCTGCTCCTGTTAGAAGAGGTGATCCTCTTGCACAATCATTTACAGTTGAGGGAACTGGAGTATTCGTATCTTCCGTTGATCTGTTCTTTAAAGATAAAGATCCTAAAGAGAAACTGACCGTAGAATTGAGAACTATGGAGTTGGGAACTCCTACTGATCTCCTTATTCAAGATTTTGCTACTGTCACTTTAGATCCATCTGAAGTAAATATCTCTGAAGATGCATCTGCACCAACTAGAGTTACATTCCCATCACCAATATATCTTGAGCCAGAGAATGAATATGCTCTCTGCTTATTGTCAACAGCTTCAAATAGGTATGAAGCATGGGTAGGAAGAATGGGAGAAAAAACCATTACTACTCAGACACTTCCAGATTCTGAGAGTGTTCTTATATCTCAACAGTATCTTGGTGGTAGTTTATTCAAGTCTCAGAACGGAACTATTTGGACACCAAGTCAGTTTGAGGATTTGAAATTCACACTGTATAGATGTGATTTCGCAGAAAATACTTCTGGAGATTTGTTCTTCTATAATCCTGAATTAAATTATGAAAGTAGCCAAGTTCAAACTCTCTTGCCTAACGCGGTAAGATCTCTTCCAAGAAAACTGAAAGTTGGTATCACAACCGTTACCAATGCTAATTTGATTACTCAACTTGCTAAAGGTATTAAAGTAAGTGAGGGAACTCAACCCGGTCCCTTTGGATTCATTGAGAACACCGGAGGAAATGCTGCTTCAATCACTCTTGCAAACGCTGGTATTGGATATTCCAACGGAACATTCACGGGTGTACCTCTTTACAATATTACAGGAAACGGATCTGGTGCTACTGCTTCTGTCACGGTTTCTGGTGGTGTTGTTTCTTCAGTTTCTGTCGCATCAACCGGAAACGGTTATATTAAAGGAGATCTTCTTGGAATCACAACTTCGAACGTTGTTAAAGGTGCAGGTGCAGAACTTACTGTTAACACCGTCTTTGGTCGTGATACCTTGTATCTCACCAACGTTCAAGGTGAACAGTTCACAGATGGTCAAGATTTAGTTATCTTCAACGGAAATACTTCAACAGGACTTGCTAATACGGACATTAGAGGAAATTCTACCGTAATTAATGATCTGTTTACTGGTAACGTTCTTGAAGTTGAACAATATAATCATGGAATGCAGGCAGACACTAACATTGTTGAACTGTCTAATATTAGACCCACTACGGAACCCATTCAGTTAACGGCAGAACTTGGAATGACAGATTCCACAATCTCTGTTGCTAACACGACACCATTTGCAACGTTTGAAGGTATTACAACTTCAACTGGATACGTTCAAATCAACAATGAAGTTATCTTCTACGATAGTATTGGATCTGGTACTCTGGGTATTGGTGAAAGAGGTGTTGATAGTTCCTTAACTAGACCTCATGCAGACGGTAGTCTTGCTTACAAGTATGAGTTCAATGGTATATCTCTCACCGGAATTAATACACATCACACAATGCCTAATACGGCACTTCTGAGTGATACTAAGGATATTGACAAGTATTACTTAGAAATTAATCGTGGTGCAAGAGCAAATCTACAAAATCGTGCTACTGGAGACAATCAAGTAAGTTTCACTGATAATAGAACAGGTGGTGGGGACGAAATCTTCGCCTCTCAAAATATTCAGTTTAACGAAGTTAATCCTAGATTTAACTACATTACTCCTGGAAATACTTCCATTAGTTCCAGAATAAGAACAGTTTCTGCTACAAGTGCTGGAGGATCTGAGGTTTCATTCCTTGATCAAAACTTTGAGGATATTGAACTCAATAGATTCAATAAATTGAATTCTACAAGAATGGTTGCCTCTCCTAGAAATGAAGATGCTTATCTAACCGATCTTCCTAAGAATAAATCCTTCACATTAGCAGTTAGATTTGAAACTGAAGATCCTAAATTGTCTCCTGTTTTGGACACAATGAATGGAACTATATTCTATCGCAGAAATAGAATTAACAAACCCATTGACAATTATGCGTTAGAACCTGGTGCAAATCTTAATACTGGTGATCCTCATGCATCGACATACATCACCAGAAGAGTTGATCTTCAGCAACCTGCAACTTCACTAAAAGTTCTTATTGCGTCAGATAGACATGCATCATCCGACTTTAGAGTTCTCTACAAGTTGTTCAGACCAGACTCGACTGATGTTGAACAAACTTATGAATTCTTCCCTGGATATGACAATCTTGCGGATACTGATGGAGATGGATTTGGAGATGAAATTATTTCATCTAGATTAAATAGTGGTAGAGCAGATGCCTTTGTGGCAGACAGCAAAAATGGAGAATTCAAAGATTATCAATTCACAATTGATAATTTACCTGAGTTTACTGGATTTGCTATCAAGATTGTATCTAGTGGTACAAACGAAGCATACGCTCCACAATTCAAAGATCTCAGAGTTATTGCATTAGCATGATACCAGTTGAAGGACATAAAAATCTTTATAGAGATGAAAATACGGGCGCTATTGTCAATTGCGATACAGCGTCCTATCATCAGTATATTAGAATGAGATCTAAGAAGAAAACTCAAAAAGAAGAGTTAGATCAGATCAAATCTGATATTGATGAAATTAAGTCACTACTTAAGGAGATTATCAATGGACCCAAACCAAATTGAACTTACTAATCTTAGTAAGAGTTTTGAATATCACAAACTAGCGTCTCAAATTGACGAGTGTGATGATAGAGAAATATTGAAAAATATTGCGAAATCTTTCTGCAAGTTATACTACAAGCAACAAGAAACGATGTCCGTCATCGGTATTCCTAACGCTGCCTGATTGATTGTTCGATTTTATATAGTATAAATACACTTTAGATCTGAAATTATTTTATAAATGGCAGCTGTTTATGTTAGCAACCTAGTAATTAACTCTGGTGCTACATTTTCTCAGACCTTTAATTTAGAAAACTCTGCCTCAAGTTCATCATTGAACCTGAGCAATTTCACTGTTGCTGCTCAAATGAGAAAGCACTCTGGAAGTACGGGGGTTACAACTTTTACATCCACCATCACTGATAATACTGGAGGAACGATAAGAGTCGGTCTGACCAGTGCAACAACTGCTTCGTTAAAACCTGGTCGTTATGTATACGACGTTATTGTATCCGATTCTTCTGGAGAAGTAACGAGAGTAGTTGAAGGATCAGTTTTAGTTAGAGAAGGAGTGACACGCTGATGGCGGATATCAAAGTAAAAGTAGGACAACAAAATGCTATAAAAGTAGTTTCCTCTTTGGCAGGAAACATTAGTGGTTCCTTAGCGGGACTCAGTGATATTGATGCTTCAAATCCTCAAAATGGACAAGTCTTAGTCTACAACTCTACCACCGGAAAGTGGACGGGAACTTTAGATCTAACCCCAGGAAATACACAAAATTTGGACATCAACGGAGGTAGCTTTTAATGGCTAGTATTATACGAGTAAAAAGATCGACGGGGGTAGCTGCTCCTTCGACTCTAAATTTCGGTGAAGTTGGACTTACTATCGGTGTAGGTACTCACGGCAATTCTGGTGGAAGATTGTTCGCGGGTGACAATGCATCGAATCCCCAAGTAATCGGTGGTAGGTACTTCACGGATCTCTTAAGCATTGCTCCTGGTTTAGTTGCAGGTCAGTCAAACCCAACTACAGCGGCAAACGGATTTGTTCCCATCGTTGACGCGAATGAGAAAGTCGATAGATGGAACGTAGATAATTTAAGATTAGATGGAAATACATTTTCCTCTACGAATACGGATGGAGATATTAACATCGATCCTAATGGGACCGGTGAAATTGTCATTCCTGATGATACATTCCTTACCTTTGGTACTAGTAAGGATGCAAAGTTTGAATATGATGAAAATGGAACAGATCAGTTAAACTATACTGGTGCTGATTTTAGAATTAATGTAGCAACTCAATCTAATAGCAAAGACACTGGTGCTCTTATTGTAGAAGGTGGCGTTGGTATTGAGAAGAATCTCAATGTCGGTGGTGCATTTGATGTAACTGGCATTTCATCATTTTCAAGTCAGGTAAACATTACCGGTGGACTTGCCATTACCGGTGGAATTGAAGTTGATAATATTGGCATTTCATCCAATATTATTGCAACAAGACAAGGCGGTGGAAACACCTTATACATTGACCCATATCCCGATGGTCTTAGCAACGAAGGTTTAGTTGTTGTTAAAGGTGACCTTCAAGTTGATGGTACTACAACTACCGTAAACTCTACGGCAGTAACCGTCAATGATGCCATTATGCGTGTTGGTGATACAACCAGCACAAGAACCGTAATGGTGACAGTTGGTTCAGGAACATCAACAGTTGTTCTTGATTCTATTGTCGGTATTAACACTGGTGACGTTGTAGCTGGCACAAACATTGGTGCCGGAACATCTGTTCATTCATATGTTACACCTGCAGGTGGAGTTGGTCTTGGCACAATCTTCTTGGATGCCAATACAAGTGGTTCAATTGGCACCACAACTCAACTGACAATCACCCACGCTTATGACACCAATACCGACAGAGGTATTGCATTTGATTATAATACTTCGCTCGGAACCACAAATAAGAAAACTGGTTTCTTTGGTTTCGATGATAATTCCATTGCAAGCAGTACAGCAGGTGCTCTAAATCATGGCACTCATGCCAACGATACTAGAAGATGGACTTATGTTCCTGATGCAACTATCAATAATGAAGTTGTAAGTGGAACTAAAGGTTTCTTAGATGTTAAAGGTATCTATTATCAGTCTGGTGATTTCAGCACCAATGGTATTGTTTACTTTGACAATCAAGGTCTGCAGAGATCTACAATTGATCCTGCTAATGCGAACGGAACAAGAACTTCTACTCAAGTTTTGACCGCCGTTACTGAAATCGTTCTTACTTTATCAGCAACTCATACATTTGCTGCTGGAGATCAAATCACTCAGCAAAGCAATAGTGCTGCATATGGTGTTGTTAAAACGAGCACATCTTCTTCAAACAGTGTAACACTTATTGGTGTTCAGGGAACATTTGATACTACAAATGATCTCGTTAAAAACGGGACTAGTATTTCAATTAACCCTACCGCTAATACGACTACATATACTAACAAGCCTACTTGGACTGATACACTGGATGGAGGAACCTTCTAAAGATCATGAGCAACCCTAATAATGATGTTGATGTGAATGTATTGATTAAACTTTATAATCAAAAACTGGCAACATTAGCAAATCAGAATGTATTGTTAGAGGCAAAGTTACAAACAATCATGCAGGATCACTTGGATGAAATGAGTAACATAGTTGCCGAAAAAAATGAAATTGAAGATAAGTATGAAAATCTAATGGCGGAAATAGAAGAGGAAGACAACTAAAATGGCAAAACCGTCCACCAAACAACAACTAATCGACTACGCATTGCGAAAACTTGGTGCTCCTGTATTGGAGGTAAACCTTGATGACGATCAGATTGATGATTTGGTGGATGACACCATTCAACTCTTCAATGAGCGTGCATATGATGGAATTGAAAGAATGTATCTCAAATATGAGATAACTCAAGATGATATTGATAGGGGTAAAGCAACCGGAACAAGTGGCGTAGGTATCGTAACCACAACTGGAACATCTACAGCAATTAGTGGGTATGGAACTACCTCTACTAATTTCTATGAGAATAGTAACTTCTTACAGATTCCTGAACCAGTAATCGGTGTAAACAAAATTTTTAAGTTTGATACTAGTTCCATCTCTGGTGGAATGTTCAGTATCAAATATCAACTATTCTTGAACGATTTATATTATTTCAATTCTGTTGAGTTATTGCAGTTCGCAATGACTAAGACTTATCTTGAGGATATTGATTTCTTATTGACTCCAGATAAACAAATTAGATTTAATAAGAACCAGAATAGACTATATTTGGATATTGAGTGGGAATCTCAAACAGCAGGAGATTTCTTAATCATTGATTGTTTTAGGGCACTGGATCCTGAAACATTCAGCGATATTTACAATGATAGATTTGTGAAGAGATACCTTGTTGCTCTTATGAAGAGACAGTGGGGTCAGAATCTGATCAAGTTCAGAGGAGTAAAACTTCCTGGAGGATTAGAACTTAACGGAAGAGAAATTTACGAAGACGGAGAAAGAGAGTTACAAGAAATTAAATCCAAGATGGCACTGGAGTATGAAACTCCTCCTCTTGATTTTATAGGTTGATGAGATATGGCATTAAATCCGTTTTTTCTACAAGGTTCACAGGGCGAGCAGAGACTAGTTCAGGACCTAATTAACGAGCACCTTAGAATCTATGGTGTTGAAGTAACTTATATTCCCAGAAAGTTTGTCGCAAGAGAAACGATCATGGAGGAAGTAACATCCTCCAAGTTTGATGACAACTTTTTGATTGAGGCATATGTAAATACGTATGAAGGGTATTCTGGATCAGGAGATATTCTTACAAAATTTGGAATGAGTCTGAGAGATGAAGTAACTCTCACATTATCAAAAGAAAGATTTGAAGACTTCATTGCACCATTCTTGGATGCAATGCCAGAATCTGAAGTAGAGGTTTCTACCAGACCAAGAGAAGGAGACTTAATTTATTTTCCTTTAGGTCAAAGACTCTTTGAGGTTAAGTTTGTAGAGCATGAGAAACCCTTCTATCAGTTGGGTAAAAATTATGTTTACGAACTGAAGTGTGAACTCTTTGAATATGAAGACGAAGTTATCGATACCGATATCGACGAAATCGATACTCAGATTCAAGATGAAGGGTTTATCACAACTCTCAACCTGGTTGGAACTGGAAGAACTGCAACTGCAACGGCAACCTTATCTCAGCCAACTGGATATATTCGGAAGATTGTTCTTAACAACGATGGTAGTGGTTATAATACTGCACCCACTGTTGCCATCTCTACAGCACCGACAGGCGGTGTTAATGCCACTGCAGTAGCGATTACTACTAGCATTGGTGGTGTTAAGTCTATCAAGGAGATTCTGCTTACTAACGCCGGTTCTGG